AGGCCACTTAGGCCAAGATTCCGAAGTAAAAGACTTAGGCAATAACCAGGTTATCAACTTTTCAGTAGCCGTTACAGATACCTGGGTAGATAAGCAGGGAAATAAGCAATCTAAAACTACCTGGTATGAGGTCGCTAAGTGGGGAAATAACGTTGCAGTTGCCCAATATCTTAAAAAAGGTACGCAGGTATTTGTGGAAGGTAAACCCGAAGCCAGAGCCTTTGTAAATAAGCAAGGCGAAGCGGTCGCAGTTAACGGCATTAATTGCCAGAGTTTAATCCTTTTAGGAGGTAAAAATTAAAACTATGAAAGAAATAAACTTTAGAATAATCGAATTACCAACACATCAAATATTATTGATGCGAGACTTTGACAACGAAGCAGATGAAGATGATCAAATATTGTCCATAATCTTTTTCTTAGACGGAGTTAAAGTTGATTTTACCCTGAATTATACAGATGAAGAACCAAGGGATAAGGCTTTTTTTGGAATAACAGAAGAACGAGCGCAAGGATTTTTAGATAACTACTCAAAAACAAGAGTCATTTGATGATTTACCAAGCGGTTGGCAAATAGAAGGCGGAGAGGAGGCTTATGATGAAGCTTTAAGAAAGTATAATGCACAATTTTAGCATTGTTGCTAACGAATGAGTATATGAAACGGCTTTTTTCAAGCTGTTTTATATACTGTGTTACCTGACTGGTGCGATTTAATAAACAACAAACTTTGAATTAATGAATGAACATAGTAATAATATTTTTTTGAGCGATGGCAAATTAGGCGATAGCCTAAAACACGGCTCTCTATTTTCTGGAATTGGTGGTTTTGATTTAGCTGCTGAATGGATGGGATGGGAAAATGTTTTTCACTGCGAATGGAACGAATTTGGACAAAAAGTATTAAAACATTACTGGCCTAAAGCAATAAGCTATGAAGACATCACAAAGACAGACTTCTCTATTCACAGAGGAAAAATCGATATTCTTACCGGAGGATTCCCCTGCCAACCGTACTCTATGGCTGGCAAAAGAAAGGGCAAAGAAGACGAGAGACATCTCTGGCCAGAAATGCTACGAGCAATACGAGAGATTAAACCAAGGTACGTTGTGGGGGAAAACGTTTCTGGCTTACTTAATTGGAATGGAGGATTGGTTTTCAACGAGGTGCAAGTTGACTTGGAAAATGAAGGGTACAAAGTACAACCGTGTGTACTTCCAGCTTGTGCCGTCAACGCTCCACACCGCAGAGATAGAGTCTGGTTTGTGGCCTACGCCAACGAGTGTGCAACGGGACCATCCGGAACGAGTGGAAAAACTGAAAGCGACTGGAGCGAAAACAATGATGAGCCGAAAAGCAGGAGAAAACAGACCGAACAGCATTCTGGATGCAGCGATGTTTACGGGCTTAATACCGACACCGAGAGCGAACCAAGTAAACGGATGCAATCTAAACAGCGAGAAATTAGCAAACAGGAACAAAGGGAATTTGGAAGAAACGGTTGCGAAGTGGAATCAAAAAGGAATGTTACCAACACCGAATGCAAGCGACAACAGGAACAGGGGAAACCCAACGGACAAATGCGTTCTGAATCGTTTGGAGAAAGGAAAGCAAGTTGGGCTTACGATGATGGTAGATGGCCAACTCAACCCCCAATTTGTAGCGGAAATGATGGGTTTCCCAACCAACTGGACGGAATTACCTTTCCTAAATGGAGACAAGAATCAATAAAAGCATACGGAAATGCAATTGTACCCCAGGTTGCTTATCAAATATTCAAGGCTTTAATATTAGCAGAATCAAAAGAGGGGAGAAAAAAAATATTATTATGGGATGATAAGCACGAACCTTCAAATTTAGCACAAACCTAAGCACTTGCAGGTAACTCGTTATATCAACACAAAACCTGCGTTTATCCGGGTTATTTTTACGGGATAAACGCAACAACTCATTTTTAAACGTTTGTAAATAGTAAATAATGAATATAGAAGAACAAAAAGAACAATTATTGAAGGCAACCGAGCTAAGAATCGGAAATTATATATATTTAAACGGCCTAGACGAAGTAAAAGCCATAAAGCAAAGCAGAAACGGGAATTATAAAGTAAAACTTTATTACGATGAGACAGATTCCTATGAGTGGGCTGCGTTAACAAATACAGCATTAATGGGCATCCCTTTACATAAGGAGCTATTATTGGCCCTGGGATTTGAAAAAGATGTGTGTGGGAACTTTTATATCGATTTGCAAACGCATTGTTTAGAATTGAGAGAAACACAAGGGTGGTATTATCCGGCATATATCGAGTTTCCAGAATTTTCTAGTCAAGATGAGCAAATAGTCTTTTTAAAAAGAATAAAAAACCTTCACGAAATCCAAAACCTATACTTCACATTATCGGGCGAAGAACTAAAATTAAAATATTTATGGTCTTAACAGGAAAATGCAAAGAAGATTTTGAAACCTGGCTATTGGTGTGGCTCAAAGAAAATATAGCAGTTTCTTGGGAAATTCCCCTTCAGGAGGATGTAGATTTTTTTTATGTCTATCCAGAGGCAATGCAATGGGGCGTGTATGCAGATTTCTTTGATAGTAGAGGGATTGAAATATGCATTTATGTAGATTTTAATCATTATTGGGTTTTTATATTTGGCGGTGTAGAATGTGGTGATTATAAAACCAGAAAAGAAGCCTGGGACCACGCCTTAAAAAAAGTAAACGAAATTTATAATACCTGAAATTAGTATTAAATTTAATTTTAAAAATGATGTAGAATGATTTTTAATAGCGCGGAAAGGCAGGTAATTATCAAGGATAAACCTGAAACGATTGATGAGAATATGATTATTGTTAAATATCATTCATCTGTTATTTTTAATGAGTTAATCAAAATTTTAAAAATTAGGAAAATGATAAATTGGTTGGCAAACCAACTATAAATAAAAAAGTACACAAATTATATACAAAAAAACTTTGCAAAGCCCATAAGTTTACCATTCATAATTTAATTTAGTTGGTGACTAATGGGTAATCTTTTCAACACGGCACTAGCCGAAATGCTTACTCCTCAAAAGAGGTCGGGCTCCTTAACGGGTAGCCTGTCCTCTTTTTTACCATTTAACCTTTCAGATTCTGGCAAGAAAGTAAATACGCATACTTCGCTGGGCCTTTCGCCTTTCTTTTGCGCCATTAATACCATAGCAAATTCCCTGGCATTATTGCCAATGTCTGTCTTTATTGAAGACGGAAAAAATAAAAACCTACTTAAAGATCACCCGGTGAATTACCTTATTTACCGGGAACCAAACGCCTATATGACGGCGTTTACCTTCAAGTTTATCCTGGTAAAAGATATTTTTCTTAAAGGAAATGCCTATGCACGTATTGAGCGCAATACCGCTGGCGCAGTTTCGGCCTTGCAGTATGTAGATCCTTCAGAAGTGAATGTGGTAGATTTCAACGGAAAATTATATTATAAATTCCGCGGAAAAACATATTCTCAAGACGAAATGATTCATATCCCAGGCTTTAGTTTCGATGGAATTAACGGGAAATCTATTATTCATTTTGCAGCCGATAACCTGGGCGTTACCCTATCTGCACAAAGCTTTGCCGGCGATGCTTATAGTGATCGCGGCGTTTCTTATGGCGTTATAGAAAGCGATTTAAGCTTAAATGCCGATAAGAAAAAGGAAATTTCTACTGCTTTCGAAAGTAGAATGGCTTCGGGTAAGAAATTCCGCGCGCCAATGTTAGATGAGGGGATGAAGTATAAGAGCGTTACCCTAACTCCTGCCGAGGCTCAATTTGTAGAAACCTATATGAGTGGCATTGGTGATATTGCCCGTTGGTTTAATATCCCGTTGCACAAATTGCACGTATCTGGCGAAGGCGGCTATAACTTTTTGGTGCAAATGAGTATCGAATATGTGCAAACTGCCGTAATGCCTATCGCAGAGAAATTTAAACAAGAATTTGAGCGCAAGGTTTACACCGCCGGGGAGCGTAAAAAAGGTTTACACATAAATCTTAATTACAGAAAACTACTTCAGGCAGATCCTAAAGCGCGTGGCGAATATTACCAGCGCTTGTAT